TGTCATCAAACATACGCTTTAGAGTATTCCAGTTAAGACTTGCACGGACATGTCCGGGCATGTTAGTCTTGCCTGCTTTCTCTTCTTTACCGCGATATGCTGAAATATTGTTAGCACGTTTAGGCGAACCTTTCTCCCAACCTGGACGTACTTTGAAGTTGGTCCTAAAGTCAGTTATAAAGTCTAGAACTTCTTGTTCAGGACTACCAGTTAAGACTTTTTCCAATACATCACTTAAGAAATTTTGAATAAATTCTGGCGTATCACTACGTTTCAGATCCAAGCCCATGGCCTTGATCTTACCTGGCTTATCATCCTTGTCTTGTCGTTTACCTTCTTTATCGTAATACAATACAGCATAACGTTTCTTAGTAATAAACAAGCCTTTACTAGCAACAATCTCACGACCTGCTTTAATAACCTCTCCACGAGTTTTAGGGCAATGGAATGCATCAAGCATAAACTGTGGAAACGTACTGTTAACTTCTTCTCCAATTTGATCATAGAGTTGAATAACGGTTTCTTTACTCCAGGGAATTAATCCTTTTTCAATATCCTTCTGCAAAGTGCGAAAAGCACTAAAATAACAACTGTCAGTGTCACCATATATAATTGCCTTTCCTACGTGATTGTTTTCACCTGTAATAATCTCATTAACTTTGCCAGCCATATGTTTAGCAATAGCACGACCTGTTAAGGTAGTACTTTGCCCAATACGCTTATCAAAAAAGCGGCAACCAGGGTTAAGAATGGCACCATACAAACTGTTAAGATTAATTTTCTTGACGAGCTGTCGTTTGTCCCAATATTCTTCTTCAATTTTATTTCCTGCAACGATCGATTCTTTTAGTTTAGCCTGCATTTCTTTACGTTCACTATACCATCGCTTGAGCAAGCCAGGAATGATACCTTCATTCTCGTAGGTAAAGATAGTTCCGTTAGCACTAAGCATAAATGGTTGATTACTTTCAAAGATCAATCGATATACTTCGGCAGCACTTAGTATGTCAACTGATCCGTCTTGCCAATCAACAGTTATTTCTGTACCAACTTCCTTGTTCATAACAGCAGTATACTCAACTGATCCGAACATACCTTCCCATGCTGATGCAAAACTCTTACCTTTGGCTACAAGATTATCAATATATTCTTGTGTCATAGTTTGACGTAGTTGTCCTACAATAGTTTCCGGACCCATATTTAAGGCACGAATTGCACTTGGATACAAGCTATTAATATCTAACGAACCGATCCAGTCGTGAATACCTTCTTTAGGATAAGCAACATACGCACCGGCTGCACTATTATCAGCATCTTCGTCACGATGCGGTCGGTTAGGAACTTGGAAACCTCTACGATGAGCTTCGTTAATAATAGCTTGTTCAGTCACTGCAACTGCACCCATTGTAGTTTGCAGTAATACAGTACATTCGTGTGCTAGTTTATTTGATAAATCAATAAATTTTAATTTCTTATCTAGTTTATCTAACAATGCACAGTCTTGTCTATTATATTCAATGAACTTTTTAAAATCATTATTGTATAACTGATCAAGTGTGCCTTCGTACACAGTTTTAGTTTCACCTACTTCCATTTCACCAATGGCATCTAATCGATAGGTATGGCGTTCTTCATATGTATATTTTCTATACAGTTCAAGACTGTCTAAGTGTACACGACCGTAGAGATCATACGTAGTAGCGGCTTTGCCGTATTTTTCATACTCGCGTTTCTTAGGAAATTGATCCCATAAGCAAAGTCTACGTGTATCGTCTTTACTAAGAACTTTAGTTATGCGGTTAACAGTATAAGGCATATCAAAGCCTTCGCTATTCCACCCGCTTAAAATATCTGCATCTTGAATAATGTTCAAGAACGTATCTAACATATCTGCTTCGTTATCAAAGATATGTGTATTAGGAAACTCCTTAACAAGTTCTTCTGCATCTGCTATGCTCATACCTTTTGGAGGTACAGCTAAACAGACCATTGTTTCCATCCATTGCAGGTAGACAGCGATAGCAGTAATTGGCATGAACGCATCATCTGGTGAAGCATAGCCACGTTCTGGATCAAAGTCCACCTCAATATCCCAAAACGCTACGTTTAGTTTTGGTGCATCTTGATTGAGATAGTGTTCACTTAGTGTTGAAAAGATCGGATTAATATCTGCTTCATATAATTTCTTGTTATTATGAATAGATAACTCTTTACGGAAGTCTTTGGAATTTCTACAAACAACCCTACTCAATGGCTCTCCGTAAATACTTTGAAATTTACCTTTAGGGTCTGCGTGATAAAACGTATAGCGTACTGGAAACTCTTTGAATATTCTTTTTCCATTTGTATCACGTTCTACAATTTTTACAATATCAGCGTCGCGCTGAAAAAATGCGTCTACATACAAAATAATTTCTCCTATGCAATTTGAGGCTTGCAAATACCTACTGTGCGGATTATGGCCCGCCTACCATCTACATTATATTTAATTAATTAGCATTCTAACTAGACCAATACTGTCAATAGTGACTAGCAGTATATAGTTAGCCAACATACCAAAAGATTTCCTAGTCCAACTAGCCCAAGCGTACATAGCACAGCCAGCGATCCAAACGGGATAAAGAGCAAGAAGCGGTGGATTGGGGACTGTGAGCGCCATAGTAATCGAGCAACCAATACTAATAGCCCAAGCAAGAAGCTCAACAATAAAGCGAACTCTGTTAGATTTAAAGTCATCTTGTATCCAGTCTAAGGTGGGTCTAAAAAATGTGTCTATCATGCAATCTTTATGTTTAAATTATCAACACTTTCGTCACTACCAAATTGTCCACTAACAAATGTATTAAACCCTATCATTCTTCGATCAGTTGAATGTTGATTAATACTAACTCTGTGTGTGATATAGCTTGGAAATATAACAACAAGTCCAGGACTTGCTTTTAAATTCCAGCAAGTTGAATTAAAAATATTAAATTCTTTAATTGAATATTCAAATTTAAAATTTTTGGAATATGGAGGTTCAAATGTTAACTCTAAATCCCCGCTTTCAGCATCGACATAATATATTCCTGAGAAAATACTATTGCCATGCATATGAGCTGTATGGAAAGTCCCAGTTGGATTTCTAGTTGCCCAACTGTTTGTTATTTCAAATTTGTTAGTGATTTTTAAAACATCTTCAGTATATACATTTAAATATTTTTCCAGAGTAGTTTTAAAATCAATTAATTCAGGGATATCTAATATATGACGATTAACTGTTATAAAGTTATTCCCGCCACCAACTGTACTATGTTCTGGCAAATTAACTAAACATTCTCTTTCTTGAGATGTTAGACTTCTAACAGCGTCATTAGTAAATATTGGTATACTAGCTAACGGAATAACAGTGTCTGTCATTTATCTTCTGGAAGGCGTCCAGTCACACCTAAAATCATTTCGATTTCATTCCAATCTTGTTCATGATCTTTCCAATTATCTTTGTGTGCAATGGTAATTGCCTTGTTGATCCAACTGGCTTTGATATCCAATTCTTCAGACACTGCTTTAACTGTTTCTTTAAGACCTTCTTTGAGATCTTCAATTTCTCTCAAAACAGTTGAGCCTTCGTTAATTAGTCGTTCCAATTTAGCCTTTTCTTCGGGACCATACATACGTGATGACATAATATCTCCTTGTTAATGTCTATTATACACTAGTTATCGTTGCAGGTCAACAACACCAAAAATAAACTTAACCAAATGCGTTGACTAAACTAGCCAATTGTTGTATAATACTAACATGAAGAAACTAATCCTACCCCTAATTTTAGTGTCCCATATTGCAGTTGCACAGCCTGCAAATTGGGATAATCCTTCAACCCCTTTTAGTACAAAGGAAAATTCAGGCGAGACTATGCTAATAACTTGGAAAACTGTTGACAATGTACAACAGGTCTGTAAAGATGAATACAAGAGCAGAGGATTTGGCGCATTTAATTATGCAGTAGATGCTTGTAGTTTTTGGAATAACTCAACTAGGACCTGTACTATCTTTACCAAACGTAATCCTACAATGCACGATGTTGGACATGAGATGCGACATTGTTATCAAGGTAATTGGCACTGATAAAAAAAGCACCCTAGGGTGCTTTTTATTTGGAGTATATATTATTATTTTAAACCTGCACTAGCGGCAATTTCGGCTTGTGTACGTTTGTCGCCTGCTTGACGATTGTTAATAGCATTAATAACACCGTTATAACGTTGTAGCAATGCAATGTCTGCTGGATCAGTACTGTTCTCTAATTCGGCTGCTAGCTTGTTTAGTTCTGCTACATCTGCTGGGTCTGCCTCTGCATTTGGTGTTTGGGCTGCTGCCGGTGCATCTGTAGTTGCTGGTGCACCTGGAACTTTTGGAGCTGTTGGTTTAGATGGATCTGCTGGTTTAGTTGCGGCACCGCCTCCCAATGCTGCCATACCGGCTGCACCAAGAGCTGCACCACCACCAACTTTAGCAATATTTTTAGCTGTATTGCCAGTTGCCGCTGCCTTAACAGCACTGCCTGCGCCTTTTACCGCCTGTGCTGCCGCTAACCCTTTTTCGCCAGCTTTTCCTAAGTTGGCTGCACCTGATGCAATATTGCTAGCAGCCGCTCCGCCTTGTATTCCTGCTTTAGCACCGCCTATAAAATTCTTAGCAGCACCCCAACCTGCTTTAAGTGCATCAAGTGGACCTTCATCTACTTGTTGAGTTTGTTCTAATTGAGCAAGACGATCTCTTAGCTCTGCAATTCTTTGTGTTTCTGACATAGCAGTTCCTTTAGTTTTTTGAGCATTTAATGCTGCTTGTGTATTTTTTCCAATAACACCGTCTGGTGTTAATCCGTTAGCTTTCTGGAAAGCTATGATTTGATCTTTAGTCATTGCCGGAGCGGCTGCTGGCTTAGCCTGAGCAACGGCTGGAGCTGGTTGTGCTGTCGCATCCTTAGCCACACCGGCTGCAATCTCTTTCTCATCAGGCATCCAGCTACCAGTACGCATCTTATCACGAACAGCTTGCACACCTGTTCCAATTAAACTTGCCGCAGTACCAACTACTGGAATATTTGATGCTGCCCCAGTTAACCCTGCAATTGCCGCACCTGTAGTATCGCCTGCTTTTTGTCTTGAGTATGCATCCTGTGCCGCCAATGCTAAGCCAACTCCAGGTAATAGCTTGCCGCCTAATTTTCCAGCAGCCGCCAATCCGGGAGGAGCTGTGAATTCATTTAGAATTTCTTTAGATTCTATAGAACGTATAGTAGCAAGTGATTCTACAATTGGATCTTTCATTTTAATATCGAATATTTTTAATAGCTAACAATGTTTTATCGTCTTCAAAAGATACTGATTCTTTTGTTAATCCTTGATACGCACCTTTAGCAAAGTCGCCAACTGCTTGCGCACCTGATTTAATTGCACCTCCAACAGATTGACCTGCTGATTGTGCGCCACTAACTGGAGCTGATTGTTTAGTAGCTGCTCCTGTTGCTGGGTTTGCTGGGGCAGCAGGTGCAGGAGCCGCGCCGCTAACACCGCCAGTCTTTTCTAATTTGTCTAATAATGCTGTTAATTTTTCACGTGTGGCTTTAACTGCGGCATCACCGCCTGCACCGCCTGCTGGAGGTGTTCCAGTTGCAGAAGGTTTAGTTGCTGCTCCTGTATCTACCTTGCCTCCATTAGGTAATGGCTTACCATCTGGACCTACTACTTGTACTGTGCCGTCTGGCTTGGTAATCATTGTATTGCCGTCATCATCGCCCATTGCCTGAACACCGCCAGGTGCTACAGCAGGAGTAGCTGTAGGTTTAGTAGCGGCACCAGCCGCTACACCAGGAGCAGTTGTTGCTGGTTTGCCTTTGTTAGGAGCACGAGCAAGAATAAATTTATCTGTAGGATCAGCACCACCTAACCATTTTTGGTCTTCTGGACTTAGCGCCTTCCATGCTGCATCTTTAGCTGGATCGTTAGCCCAGGGACTAGTACCCTCAGCTTCGTCTAACTCATAGCCAAAGTCTTCAGCTAGGCCACGTGCAATTGAACTTGTAAAAACAGGTTCTGCAGACTGACGAACAGGTTCTTCAACTGATTCTGTAATAACTTGTTTTGTTTCTACAGATTCATTTACGATCTGTGTTGTATCGATTGTTTCTAACTTCTGCATTAATGCTTTTAAGTCCATTTTATATCCCCAAATATCTATAATATATTTATGCTCACTTTACAGTCTACGGTAGCGAATCGCTCGCTGTGGGCAGCAGCCTCCCCACACTTAAAAACGCAAAGGTCCTAAGGTAGTGTGTTCTTATTCTTTTGAAGTTGCTCTTAGCATCCAGCTGTGTTTGCGATGTGCATCCATACGTTCTGCTAAGAAATTGCTTAATCCATTTTCGCCTGCTTGCTCAGCAAGCTCGTAAACCATTTTTAATAATTTGACCATTTTATCGCTATCTTGCAATAATTCAGCAATCATAGCACGATCTTCTAACATATTCAATTCGTCTTCAACTTGTGTTAGCATTGAAAATCGTTGAAAGCTAGCGGGTGTATACGAACCTAATTTACGAATGTTTTCTGCAAAAGGATCAATAGCACCATAAACTTCAGTGTAAATAGTCTCAAATAGTGAGTGTAGTTGCGGGAACAATGGTCCTTCTACATTCCAGTGAAAGTTTTGTGCCTTAATAGCAAATGCATATTCACTAGCAAATGCTATCTTCATTGCTTTTTTAAGTTCATCCATTATTTCTTACCTGCTTTTTTCTTTGCAATAGCTATAGCTGCCTGTTGTGCCGCATTAGCAGCCTCATCGACTGCTTCTTTTGGCACACAATTAGGAACTGTACGACCTGCTTTCTTTTTTGTACCTACTGGTTTATAGCCCTTCCAGCAGGGATTATCTTTAGGATCTTTTAAA